TCATTGACGTTAGGAACGTCATCTGGTATTCATGCTTGGCATAATGATTATTATGTAAGAAGAATACGTGTAGGTAAGAACGAGTCAATGTATAAGTTCCTTGCTGAAAACCATCCTGAGTTAGTTGAAGATGAATACTTTAGACCTCACGACACAGCTGTAATATCTATACCACAGAAAGCGCCAAAAGGATCTATGCTTAGAACAGAGCACCCTGTGGAATTATTAGAGCGGGTAAAGTTTGTATCTGAAATGTGGGTTAAGCCAGGACACAGAGACGGCAGAAATACACATAACATATCTGCTACTGTATCTATTAAAGAAGATGAGTGGGATATGATTGGTGAATGGATGTGGGATAATAAGAAGTTTTATAATGGTCTATCTGTATTGCCTTACAATGGAGGCACTTATGTACAAGCACCTTTTGAAGATATAGATGAGACTAAGTATAATGAAATGATGGAAACACTGCGACTAGTTGACATTGCAAGGATTGAAGAAGACGATGACGAAACTGATTTGTCAGGAGAACTTGCTTGCGCTGGGGGAGCTTGTGAAATTACTTAAATTAAAAAAAGCCGTTACTTAACTGTAGCGGCTTTAATTTTAATCGTAGTTTTTAAACATTAGCATGTAGAGGAACGAATTCCATTTTTTCATTAATACTATAAGTAATTTTCTAAATTTAGAATCTTTTTTGTTTTTCATAATTTTTTTTTAATATAACCAAGTTACTCGCGGATCTTTTTCGTTATCTCCGTCGACGTGAATAAATGTTTTTGCTATACCTATTCTGGTAAAGCCTGCTGCTATTAAAGCTTGTAGTACTATAAATCTCTGTCTGCTATTTTCTATTTTTATATCTACAGCTAAACCTTTTAAATGCGAGGAATTAGGTTTTCCTCCAACCTTTTTATTATGTTCGGGACTGCGCCATGCTGAATTTATTATGAATGGTATATCAGCTATTACTCTAGCGTTATCTAATTTAGCTAGAAAGTCTTCGTCCATGTTTTTTTCACACTCCTTAAAATATATACTCATATTATTTTATATTATTCCATTTAGAAATAGTGTACCCGATAGTTACTAATAAAAGTATTATCTTGAGCCAGTCTTCTATTTGAGTAAACGTAGTTATACTTAATGCGCTCCCGTTAATAAAGTATAATTTTATTTCTTGCAGACTCATAGTTTTATTTTTTATATTTACTAACTCTTCCTTTTGTGTTTTTTTCTCTTTGTCCTCTTGCTTTTTCAGCGGGGGTAAGCTCATCCCATGTTGCTGGGGTGTCCTTTGAAACTTTTTTAGTTGGGCGAAAGGTATTTCCTCCTTTGCTGTAGTCTTCATTACCCTCAGGAGTTTTCCATTCTTCTTTAAACCAACGTTTTAAAGCTAATCCTTCTTTTGTCTTTCTTACCTTAAAAGGCGAAGATTTCATTTTAAATCCCATTATCCTATGTTACCGTTACGTTTTCTACATTTAGCTATGTACCCAGAAGCATAAGCCGATGGGAATTTATCGTATTTAGCTTTAGCTTTACGATAACAAGCATCTTTTAGTTTATTAGGTGTACCACACCCACAGGAAGCACCTCTACTTTCTTTAATTCTTGCTGTTATAGGTTTCATAGTTTTGTTTTTTAACGTTGTTTCCAATTTCTTTTTTTCCAATTCATTTTTTGACCAAATTTACTTTTCTTTTTATCTTTTTCTATCATATTAAGATCCCATTCACTGAATCCTAATAATAAAGACAATGATTGCCAAAATTTGGTTTCTTGAGCAAAGGCTAATCTAACATGATTTGCTTTGCCTATTGCCCTATCTAAAGGGATGTTTGCAGTAGCAGAAGCTATTTGACCAACCGCATAATAAGCTGGGTTATCTAAACCAAATCCAACCATTTTTTCTCTTGTTGTTTTATAGCTAAAAGCTCTACCGGCACTTCTTCCTTTTCTTATTTTAGAAGATATAGGTGGAGATAAGTCTAATGCTTTTATCGCGGCTTCAGAATAATCAGGGCGATCTTTTTTAGATTGCTCGTCAATTTCCATTGCAATGTTTTTAACCGTCGAAGCTACAGCCCCGTATATACCTAAACCTCTAAGCATTGAATCCAACATGGTGTTAGCCACTCTAACTCCTTTCTTCTTGGTCTCTTCCTCTTCTTCGTCATCAAACAACGTTGCAAACAAAGCCGATTGTAAACTACTAAATATAACGTTTTGTATTGCCGCATAATAAAGCATCTTAGTAATATTCTCTTTAGCACTGCCACGGCCGTTTTTAAGATCCAAGAAAGCTTTTTTAGTTAATCTCATATATTGCATAGGTGTATTCGCAAAAGCTAATATAATACGCCCCAGGGGGCTAGCTTGTTGTTGTGATACCCTATCAGGTCTAGATGATTGTTGTGTAGCTTCCGCTATTTCTTGAAAGTCCAAGAAAGCTTGTTCTTCTGCAGCTAATCTACCCATGCCAGGTTTACCTTCACCTTTTTGCATATAAGTATTAACCCGGTTTCTGTAAAAAGATGCTCCACCCATTGCAATAGCAAAACTATCAGCTATTTGTGTGGGTAAAAAACCAGCTTTAAGTAATATTGCTAGTGCGGCTTTTACTTTATTAGTCTGAGTAGCTGCAGCATTGGCAATTTCATCGGCATTTACATCGTTTTTTAATCCTGTACGTCTAGATTTTAAGAAGTCGGAATTAAATAGCATTGCAAAATCACCCCAAAATTGTTTTTGATTACCAAAAGCTTTAGCTGCTAATAACGGATTGTTATCACCCCAGTTTATAAAGTTTACAGTTGACAATGTTTGTAATAATGCTGATCTTGTATTAAAGAACATTATGGTAGCCACCGAATCATTAACCCAATTCATAAACCTATTAGTTAGTTTATTAGCACCAGATGGTCTGTTACGTCCAGATTTCATTCTATACAAAGAATCTTTTAAAGCCTCTACATAATCTTCTCCAAACGTAGCTTCTAGTTTATTTAGATTGTCTTCTGAAAATATTATATCTGCGTTTTGTTGCCAAGTTTCTAAAAACTCTTTTCTTTTTATGGTATTAACCATATTTATAGCATCAGTTGTAATAGTCCCAGCTAACCAACTTTCTTGAGGGGCAGGGTAGCCACCCATAGTTTTATTTAGTTGCCTTGCAAATCTTTTTAAGTTAGGAGAATTTTTAACAATATCTACTAAAGTCTTAATATCAGATTCAGATATTCCTTTTATTTCATGACCGTTTAATTGCCAAAGATATACTCTAACTGCATCTTCATATTTAAAATCTGTCTTAGGGTCTCTTTTGCCTAATTCTTTAGGTATATCCTTTAAAGACTTTTTAAGTTGTCTAACAGCATTAGCTACTTGCAGCTTGTATGTGTCAAATTCGTTTATTCCTCTAGCAAAAGGATCGAACAATGATTTCTTAAACCACTCTTTTTGTTGTTCACCAAGCTTTCCTTTGTCTAATAACTTGTACATTAAACCTTCAAAATCTTCAGCTCCTGGGGGTATAAAGAATTGGAATCGACCCTTCTTACGGCCCATCACCGATGCTTTATATTTAGATATAGTACCCCTAGCATCAATACCACTTTTCTTTTCAATCATTTGATTGAACGTGCTGTTCATGCTTTTGGAAAATTGCACATTCGCTTGTCTAACCTTGCTCTTAACGTCTAGTACCTCCAATGCCTTGGCTACCGCTTTAACATTTTGGATGGCGTCGTCTGCAAAATAAAAATCGTTATAACCTTCTGCAGCTTTACCAACAATCCAATCAGCTTTAGCTTGAGGCGAGGAGTCAGCTAAGCCTGTAATATTTGCTAAAGGTATGTCTAATCCAATACCTTTTAAAAACTCGTGTATAGCATTTGCGCTGTTTGCTGGTCTGGCTGTAAGTATGAAAACATTTTTGTTTCCAAACTTTTTATTTCTAGCCATAGCCTTTTCAAAGAAAGGACCCTTGCTCCCATTAACAACTTTACTAAATTCACTAAAGTCAAATTCAACTCCCTCTTCCAGCATCTGATCACCCTTTTTAGCAAACTCTTCTGCATTAAGTTTACCTTTAGTACCATCAGGCATTGTATATAATACATTACTTTTAGTCTTAGCTAATGTATCGTCAAAATCCCAAACACTTATGCCTTTAGGTTTAGCATTGATATTATTAGCGTTATTATTAGCTTTGTTTAAAGTTTCAGTGGTTTCTATAGCATTACGAGAAGGCTGCATATATACATTAAGCTTAATGTCTTCAGCCGTAATATCATCCAATATCTCATGCAGCGGCACTAGACCTCTTTTTTTTGTTTCGTTAATAAAAGCTTCATTAAGGTATCTTGGGGGAAGACCATTTTTTAAAAGCTTTTGAACTTTTTTGCTATAATCCTGTAAATCAGAAGTGCCCTCACGTGGCATAGCGTATTCTAGGCCTACCTTCCTTAATATTTGGTCGTATATTTCAGGTATTAAAGATACTACAAAGCCTTCCATAACTTCATCAAACACTTCTCTTAAATTTTCATTTAAGTTTTTCCCAAACTTATTCTTTTTAGCTAGAGAATCAAACACTATTTGAGACAATTCACCTAAAGTTACAGAAGCTGGTTGCGAATGTTCGTATATGTATTTAGCACTTTTATCGTCAATAAGAGCCATAAATTTAGGAGATGCAGCGGTCCTAATTAAAGCGTCTTTATTATCTATTAAAAACTGCAATACAGCAAAAACTTCTAGTTTTATTTCGTTTGCACGTTCAACATCTTCTGGAAGATTGTCTATCTTTTTCTTTAAATCTTTAACTAATCTAAATAATCCATTCTCTTGGTCTTTAGCAAAGTTTTTTCTATTTTCAATATTTGCTATAAAACCGCTGCCTTCTTTTGTAATATAGTTATAACTACTTGCTCTTTGAGCTAATGTACTAGCAAGGCCTTCGACTGGTATTTTAACTTTTTTACCAGAGGGAGTTGTAAAAGATCCTTTTCCAAAGTTATATGTATATACTTTTCCATCTCCTAAAACAAATGTACTCGTGTAATTAGTTTTTCCCTTAGACATTCTTGCTCCAATGCCCCCTCTAAATGCCGATGGAAAACCTCTGTCTTTCTGACTTTGTGCTAAAACTTTAAAAAATTCTTCTCTACCCGAAAACAATTGAGTATTGCCTTCGTCGTTAGACGGGTTATTTCTAGATATTACAGGAAGTAAATAATTTTTAAAATCCTCAAAACTATATTTTTCCGCTAATTCAACGTATAAGTTTATACCTGCATTTATACGTTTGTTGGGGGGGGCATTGTCAAGAAAATCCATGGAAACTCCGATTCCTTCTAGTGCACCCGATTGAGTTTTGCTAAACTGTAAATCACTTTTACCAGCACCTACATTCATTTTTTGCTCAGCGGTTAACCCTAAATCTGTTCTAATAACCTCATTCATTATTAGTTTGCCTAACATTTTGTAAGCAGAAGATAATACAATACCCGATTTAGCTCTTTGGTAATTTAGCTTATTACCGGATGAATCCATTCCAAAAGCTTTATGTACGTCACTGTAACGAATATTATCTTTCAATATAAAAGGTGTAAGTCCAGCTTTTTTAGTGAATCTTTCTGTACCTTTATCGTAAAAGTTTTTTAATATGGAACCATCTAGCTTAGTAGATTTACCGTAGTTATCGTCTTTAACTATAGCTTTATTCTTACCTTTAGGCATTACTGCCCCTCTAGGCAAGAGGTTTATAAATAGCTCTATTAATTCTTGATCATTTTCAGCTAACTTGCTTAAAACAGTAGAGGCTTCTCCACTAGTAAACATAGTACGGCTATCTAAAAACTTTTCAGGATCAACGCCTGGGAATAATTCTTTTAATACTTCATTTAATATCTTAACATCTTTGCCGTCTATTTTAACAGTAGCATTAGCGTCTACATCCCCAAACCTAAATATATCGAAATCTATATTGTTCTGGCTAGCCCATTTCTTTAGCATGTTTGCTAAGTCCGCCCTGACTTTAGGAGTTATTACTTTCGATGCTTTTACGAGTTTATCTGGCGCAATTTGTTTTTCATCTGCAAAGTTTCTGATAACACCTGCATCTCCCGATATATTACCCGCAAAACCTGTTTCTCCAGCTTCTACATCTAAAGATTTACCCCCAAGATCAGCCTCCTTTTTGAATCTTTTTAGTACATTACCTTTCTTAAAACGTAATTGACTATTAATCCACCCTATTAAACTGTTGTTTTTCTCAGGATTAAAATTCATAAGCACAGAAAGTAACTCATCTTTAACAGCCTGTATGAAGTCTTGCAAAGACTTTCCCTGTACTCCTTCTCCCGTTATACCTCTTGTTATTAACGGATTTAATATGTCTCCATAAATAATGGATTGACTAGCTTTACCTATGCCAGTTCTATCCCATTCTTTTTTAGACATTACGTAATTACCGTCTTCGTCTTTTTTACCAGCTAGCTTATCAACTTTTTCATTAAGTTCTTTTTGCTTGCTAGTTGTTTCTTTTTTAGCCTTAGGCTTATCCTCTTTCTTAGCTTCTTTCTTAACCTCTTTCTTAGGTTTAGGAGCTACAACTTTAGGTTTTGGAGTGCCAGATAAAGCTCTCTCTTCAGCTTCGTCTAAAGCTTTTTCAGCTAACTCTACATTTTTTTCCAATGTAGGATTATTTGGATCCGCAGCATAAGCGTCTTCCGCCGCGTCTAATGCGTCTGTTAAATCTAGTATTTCTTGGTTAACAGATTTTTGTACATCTCCTACTCTACCTACCTCTGCTACCTTTATGCCTTTAGCTTGCTCAGCGGCTTTAATAGCTTCAACTGCTTTTTCACTTACCTGCCCAGTTTCTTTTAAGCTGGTATTGTATTCTTTTAAAAAGTTATATACTTCTCTACCACTATCAAAAGAAACATTATCAAAACCTGCTCCTTTGAGCACCCTTAAGACAACATCTTTTAGCTTTTCAAAGAGGGTTTTATCGTAGTTAATTTCATTCTTTAGGATTGCATCGGAGAAGTAATTTAAGTATTCTGTATTCCAGTTTTCTGGTTTTACATTAGCTTTAAGTTTATTTCTAACAAATCTTTTCTGTTTAGAGGTCATTGCTTTCTTAAACTCCCTAACTATTTTGCCTTGAGCTTTGGCGTCACCAATTGCTGCATTAAACACAGGGTGTAATAGCTCATGAGAAGCACCCGTAATAGCGCCTACTTCTTTAGCTTTTTGTTTATCAATAAACATAATACCTTCCCCTAAGAATACACCATCAGCTCCTTTAGCTTTTTCTTGAGCTTCATCAAATGACAGGTTTTCGGCTTTAGCAATAGCAGATATAAACCCTTTCGTTGTTTTGTAAATTTTAGGGCCTTGTGTACTTTTAAAACCTAAATCTTTAGCTGCTTGCTTAGCCCCTTTATAGTATTTATTAAAGTTTTCTTCAAACTTAGTATCAACCGCCTTAGCTACAGCTTCCTGGCGTTGCTTAATAGTTACATCAACTTCAGAGCCTTTATACTTATCTTGTATTTCAGTTATTTGAGATCGTATTTCTTTTTTAGTATTGCTCGCAGTTACACTGTCGTTCCCTTTTAATTTGTTTAATTTTTTTTGTAGCTTAATTATTTCAGCTCTATCATCAACTCCGCTTATAGTGGCATCGATCTCTTGATCTATTTTTATATCTTGTTTTCTGTTCTGAATTATCTTCTCCATTAAAGGATCATTAGATATTTCAAAATCCACGGTAGCAACGGTAGCATCGTCCATTGTTTGAACAGCCTCTCTAAATCTTTTGCCATTCATTTTTTCACCTGCTAATGTATACTTAGGACCTTTTAAACCTCCTCTAGCTATCTTTACAAGTGTAAACGTTTTATCTGCAAATCCTTCAGTAAGTATTTCTTGAGCATCTAATTCTTGTTCAGCGGCTAACTGTCCAGCTATTTCACTAGCCAATCCTCCGGCTGTTTCAGTAGCAGCAACAGCAGCAACTTCAGCAGCTCCAGCAAGAGCACTTTTAGTTGTTGCAGCAACACCTTTTTTAGCAGCTCCACCTATGCCACCAGTCAAAGCTCCGGTAACTGCATCTATAGACCCAATAGCGATGCCTCTTCTTAAAGCTTTGTTAGTTAGATCGTTATATAGTTCTTCATTATTTACAACTTCTTTAGTCCAGTCTATTCGCTCTTTGTTGGACATAGTATTCCAATCTTTACCCGCGTCTATTGCAGCTTCTTGTAATAACTGAGCAGTAGTAAAACCTACTTCCATAGTTCCAGACAAAGCTCCCATCCCGCCTGATAGTCCTCCTAAAATAGTTCCAACAACTGGAATAGCAGAACCAATTCCTGCTCCAGTTGCAACGCCTCCAGCAGCCATTAAAGCAGCTTCTTCACTGTTTCTTGCACTAGAAGCCATATTGGCTAATGATTGTGCAGTGTATTGTGTCATCACTGTTGGATTTTTCCACCAACTTGTAAAAAACCCACCTACACTTCCATATTCTTCTTTATCTTTAGCATATTGCTTGCCAAATTCTATCATTTCATCTGTTTGGCCAGCATCTTCCATAGCTCGAGCTTGCTCAACAAATTCAACATACTGATCTTCAGTCATGTCTTTGCCACTCTTAAATATTTCTATAGCAGAATCTAAAGATCTTCCCTGGGCTGTACCCGATTGCCAAGCTCTAGCTATATCTCCGAAAAAATCGGTAACTTCGTTCTTACCGAATAATCTTTCAATTTCCGTATCTTTTTCTTGAGACTCCGAAAAACCATCGTCCAATCCAGATCCCGTAGTGTCTGACTCCACACTTGGATCCACATTCGCAGAGTCGTTTGTCTTTCCCGTATATGATTTTATTACAAGGGCTATATTTTCTTCGCTCTCCCCAGCGGCAACCATATTTTGTACAATATCATTTAATTCGTCCATATATCTAGGAGTTTGCGTATTTATTAATTAATTCTTGGGCTTTTTCTTCCTCTGACATTTCAGTATTATTATCAGGCGTTTCTTTTAAATTAAAGTTTCCTATGAAATAATTTTTAGCTTGATTACTTAAACCTGAAGAATCTAAATATAATTCAAAAGCTTTTTTAGGGTTTTTAATGTCAAACGGAACAGGTACTGTAGCGTCGCCATCAAATTTAACTAATTCATATTTACCATATCTTTGGTTAAAAATAGCTTCGTCAAAACCTTTTTGTTCTTTCGCTAGTCTTTTAAATTCTTCTGTAGTCATATAATTAGACTTGCCTAATTTATAATTTAGCTGATCAGCCATACCTTGAGCATTCATATTCATAAATGCATCGGCGGCATCTAATATAGGACCTGCTGTTCTAATTTCGTTAGCTACAGTTCTTGTAAATCCTAGACTCCCGTTATTAGAAGATTTAGGTGCTTTGTCCGCAGCTCCCTGAGCAGCTGAAGCATCTAGCACATTCATATAACCATCTAATACAGCTTGTTTTAAAGCATCTTGATTTTCTGGCTCAAATAACATAGGATCCATCAATCCTAAACCACCCTCCATAATAAAATCATCCGATGCTAAAGACATAAGAGTATCTCTGCCTCCTTTGCTTATTAAGTTTTTAAGCTTTTGTTGTATCATATTTCTCCTAGCCCCGGTTAATGATTTACCTGAAGAGTACAGAGATTCATTCATTTTCATTATAGCGTCTGCCGCCGCAAAATCTTTTAAAAACGGCTTTTGAATATCTGAATAATTTTTACTAAGACCTGTCACCTCATCAAAAAACTGCAATCCTCCTCCTGCTGAAACACTGAAATTACTACCATCCGTATATATACTAGAAACTTCTCCTAATGGCCCTACCTCGTTGCCTTCAGAAAGCATTCCGTTATCAAAATCCTCTAAAAAATTAACTCTATCTTTTTTATACATTTTTATATTTCCAGCTAAAGTTTGGAAACTCATTTGTATATCATTCATTCTACTCACAGCGTCCATATAGCCGCCGCTATCTGGGTCCATCTTAGCAACTTGTCCTGCTAAACTAGCATATTCATTTCTTCCTTCAACTAAAAAATCAGTTACTGCTTGCTGCTGAGCCCCGTCTAAATTAGTTACGTCTACAGTAGAATTCAGTCTATTTATAAAATTAGCTGTTCTATTGTTTATAGCCGCCTTTTCTCGTTTCTTAGCTTGTGTAATTTGCTGAGCTCTAGCTATCCCTTTCTCTAAGCTTTTAGAAAACGAAGCTCCCATGTCAGTTGCTTGGCTAGCATATAATGCTCCAGCACCTTTTATTAAATCTGAATTTGCCATATTTTTTTTATTATTCCTCTGCGTCCGCTATAAAGTTTCCTTTTAAAGCATTTTGTATGCCACCCATTCCCGAGGCCCCTGAAACCATATCTCCAACACCACCTATTATTGCTTGTCTTTGAGCCTCCATAGCTTGATTTGCAGCTCCTAGCCTTTGCTGAGACATACCAAATAATGTATCTGTTTTTTCTTTTTCAGCTGCCCTAGATTGTAATTCCCCTACTCGCTCTTGGTTTTGTAATTGGCTAGCCATATTTCTTTCGGCTATCTGATTAGCTCGTTCCTGCTGACCTATAGATACACTAGCTTGTTGCATATTCTGAGCTTGCTGTCCTGCCATAGCTTGAGCCATAGCTGCAATGCCACTACCGCCAGCTGCTCCTTGCATTGCATTCATAGTATTTGCAATACCTTGATTTGCTTGCTGCGCTTGAAAATCCGCTTGCTGCGTATTAACGGTTAAGTCTTCCATGGTATTTTCCATGTCTTTATATACATTAGAAGTATCAGCCATTTCAAACTGAGCCTTTCTCATGTTCATTTCTTTCTGAGCTGCTCTTTGCTCAGCTTTTCTTTTCTTCGATCCGATAATTCCACCGGCTATTTTTGTAAGGCCTCCTACGACGCCTAGTGCTGATCCTAACATATTTTCTGTTTTATATTATATTATTACACATTATTTACTGCTCTCAAATACTTCAGCGCCAACCGAAAACAATTCTGCATATTTAGTTTCTGTGTTTACAAACTGTGCCTCTGCAAAATACCCTTTTAAAGAGCTTACATATCCTATTGGATTTTTCTTATAGTAAACAAAATCTGATGTTGTAGGGGCTGAAACTCCATAAGAGGCGCTTACTGTTATATAGTACGTTGAAGCAGCATCATTGTTCACTATAGTTGTCACTGGACCCATCATCACTTCTTCTCCTGTTGATGTGTCAGAGTACCATATTATATCGTGCAAATCTAATCCTATTGGGGTGTGATTTGCAAAGTTTATTTGTATAGGTATTGTTAAGTCCGCCATAGTTTATTTTTTTATGTTGTGCATCCAGCACCTGGACAGCACACTTTATAGATTTTAGCCGCTTGAGTTCCTGGTACATTTGAATTAGTCACTCTTAAAGTAGCCGTATTATTAGCTGAATACTCAGATCCTGTATATTTCCACCATACAACTTGATGATAGGTTTCTCCTCCAATAGTCATGCTTGGAATACTAAAGGTAGTAGCGGTATTAAAATCGCTTTGCCTAGTTGACATTTTACTAGGATTGGAAGGATTTTGAATATATTGATCTATACCTCCATTTGCTTGGGTGTTTGTAGGTAAGGTGTTGGAGGGGGGAGTACCTGTTGCATTGTCAAAAGGTCCTGAGTTAGTTAAATTTGGATCTATCCTACCTGATGTAGCTTTTTTAGTCCCGGCAGCATTTCCGTGTATTATTTCAAATTTAGTAGCCGCTCCCGCTTTAACCAAAAACACTAATACTCCGCCTCCGGAAGTTAGCTGCTCAGTATAATCAGTTATTGCGTTAGCAGAGGCATTAGCTAATGGACCGCCACAAGAAGCAACCGGATATAACTGTATAAACGTTATTGTAGTAGGAACACCCGTTTCTATATTTCCAGATATTGTTGCTGTCCACGTTATATTCGATGTACCTGTATTAGCCGGAATTATAAAGTTGTGCTGAGCGTTCCCAGTAGCTCCCATCACCGCATTGGTTACCACGGTGGTGGAAGTTGTTCCGTTATTCATAGAAATGCTATACGTAGCCCCTGGCGCACCTTGCACTGCCATAACGTAATTAGTTCCGCTAGATTGTACCCCCGTAGTTGGTCCAGTAAACGACGTAACTCCTGTTGCTGGTGCTAAAATAGTTGCAACTTTAGGTATTGTTATATTAAATTTATCTCCAGATACATTTGTGTTAGTAAATATATAAGTTACCGTATAAGTTATAGCAGTAAGTTCATTATTAGCTGTGTATGTAGGTGTTTGAGTAATATTGTATTGACCTAAATTTCCAGATGTAAGTTGTATGTTAGGGCTCGCATTATCAGGCCAATATTTGCCAGAAGCAGCAGTATAAGTTCTAGTAAATAAAGTAGAGGATGTGGATCCTTCCGCACCGGTCGCGCTGTAAGCGGTGTTGTTTTCCGTGGGTGTTGAGGTTGTTACGCCGGCGCCTACCACACTGGTTAAAGTGCCTGCTACGGTTACCCCTGCCAAGACAGCGTCTCCAGTTATACACAAGCCTATATCAAGATTATAAGAGGGCATTACATAAGATGTATTATATGTAACAGTACATAAAACAAATGCGCCGTCCTGAGTAAAAGCTACGCTTGCCACCCCTGCTAAAGGGCCATTCCAAGAAAAATTTCCGGCTGTTACCGTATACCCCGGGTTAGCGGTTATTTTTATAACTGCCGTAGGGTGCTGACTAGAAATATTAGTGTTTTCTAATATAGTATATTGCACTACAGTAGCAGTATAATTGAATTCTAATGATAGATCTTCTGCCATTTTATTGTTATTTATTTATTAAACACATCCTGTGCTATCGTATTGCGCAGCTGCACTAATTTTACCTGCGGCGTTTAAAGAAATAATCCACCAATTAGGGAATCGAGGTGGAGTTACACCTGGGGTTAATCCAAAAAGGCTAGGTGGCTGCACTACTCCGCTATTTACAACTTGTACCATATACTTTCTTACTGATGTAGTAGATGTATGGGGTACCGTGCCACTTGAATCTAAATATACTTGAGTACCCGCTGACGTCCAAGAGTCCCCTGAAGCTTTATATATGTATTCGCCCTCGTAAGTTATTCCTCCTTGATAGAAAGGGTTTGGGTTAAGCTGAGTAGAAACACTAAACAGCCTGCCATTTCCAAATACATTAGCGCACGCAATACTATCTGAAGGAGGGGTTGTGTCATACCACAAGTATGTATTTCCTGAAGTTTCTCCGGAGTTAGCGATTAACACTATTCCTTTATTTCCAAATAATCTGTCAAAAGTGGTAGGAACGTCTTTATTGCATGCAGCATATATTAGGTTATATTGCACTATTGCAGTTATAATTCCACTAGAATTATAGATTATTATATCGTATTCATTAGGGGGATTAGATGCTGGATTGTTTGCATCTAAAGCAAGGTCACTAGGCTCTCTTAAATTACTAGGAACATAAAGCCCTAACCCAGCTGAAGTTAAAGGCTGATCCGTATCATAATCATACAATCGAGTGCCTACAACTAAGCCAGCCGTGGCAAAATATTTGAATTGAGTACCCGATTTAGTCACGTTGGTATAATTGCTGGAAGTGTTATAAAAGTTTTCTATTATACATTTAGCTGACGAAGCGGTTGTTTCATTAGTTATTGTAACATCATTATTGCCTATAATCTCATTCCAATTAGTCCATAAGAATAAATTTACATCTGGCTCAGTAGATGATCCAGTGTTGCTACAGGTAAAATCTATAAAAGTATTCAATAGATATCTCTGTGGGGCTGAGCTTGTGGACGTAGGTGTACCTAAACCAAAAGCTTCATCGCATACAGCCAACGCTTTTATATAATTAAAATACTTTCCTTCTTTATCTTCGAATTCCTTTACTTCTCCTCCTTCTAGATTTGTCCTTATATAGTTTACATACCAGCCGGGATTTTTCACTCTTAAAGAAGTGGGGGTCCACCCTTCTGCATTAACTTCAGCTATAGAATACCAGTCATTGTTGTTAAACTTTTCGTATTCTAGCGCCCTAGACTTAGTTCCTGTATAATTTAATGCAGTGTAAGCTTTAACAACATTAGGCATCTCATTAATAAGCACATTAAAAGAACTTATATACTGTTCATCATAAAAGTTGTTATATAACACGTTTGATCCATGACCCCAAATTAAGCCATCTTTAAATGTAAAATACGTATCATTTAATGATACTCCAGACTCTGGTATAAAAGACTTTCTACTAGTCCACCCGTCTACGGATTCTTTAAAAGAAATTGTTGTGCTTATGTAATTTTCTTGAAGCGGAGGGTTCTGTATATTATCTTTACATGCAATCGATAAATTATCCGCTTGTATGGGGTTAAATTTAGTTTGCCACTCCGAGGTAAGATTATTTAAAGTTAAATTGTACAATCCTTTATCAGCATCGAAAGATCCTATTAATTGGCTATTAGCCTTTAGGTTATCCGCAAAGAAATCTCCCATTCCTTTACTTGCTATTTCTGTTAAGCCGTCTCTAGATAGTCTCAACACTGTGCCCCTGCTTTTGTCTGTAAAATATAGTCTAAATCCATAGTCAGCAAAAGACTCCGGGTTTTTAGATATACCAAACTCACCGGCGTAAGGAGTAGCTTGGCCTAATACATTGGTATTAGAAGTTACATTAGCATTCCCATCAGCATTAAATAAAGCATCCTTATTAGCTAATACTCTAAAACATTTATCTTCACATAAGGTTATAAGATCGGTGTCTCTAGCATGTAGCTTTTGAATAGTGCCATATATAGGATTAAGATCCTTTGTTATAGGCAATGCTTGTATAAACTGGTTTAATCTATTTATTCCCGATGTAGAATTATATATTTGAGAAAATATATAGCCACTTCCTCTTCTTTCTTCTCCATAAGGATCTGCTAATATAGATGACACTGTAGCGCCCTTATCTATAGTAACTGCATTAAAATCGTCTCTAATCCTGTTCGACTCTACTCCGTTACCATAACTAAAACAATTATACCACTCTAATTCTACCGGATCATTATATCCAGCTATAGCTAAAGCATCACTGGCTTGATAATATAAATCTAGGTCTACCGCTTCTTTAGGTTCTGTTTCAAATATAGCTGGGTTATTAGATGTAAGAAGCCTGTTTCCTTTAGGAACAACCGGCTTTACAGCTTGTATGGTAATATTAGCAGCAGCAGCCAGAGCATTAGTGTAATTACCGTTTGGGTCAGGAGCCCAACTTTCTTCAACCCCTCTATCTAACTGTAATAAAATAGTGTATGCCCACTGCCTTGCGTCAGGCTCACCAGAATCACTTCTTTCATGCCACCATCCCCTAGCTTTATCTATAGTATACACTTCTGATTGTTCATCAGTGGTATTATTTAAAAACCTTATTGAAGCTCCTGTAGTTAGAAATCCATTAGGAGTTACTACTCTAGAAGTTCTATTTGCTTCCCCATCTGGGTCTCGAGGCCCTGGGGCACTACCTGACATAGAATCAATAAATTTAGGTGGAACATTGTCGTTTGGCCCTTTTACTTTAGCATAGGTATATCCAACAAATTTACTACCCTTTGTTATAGGTCCAAAATCCTGAAAAAAATCTCCGTCAGGAAGAGGATCATTGATTAAAGATCCTACCGGTCCAACAGAAGGGCTCCATGATATAGAGCTTGGTGCTCCTTGCATCCAGACTCCAGTTCCCGCAGTATAATATGACGCAGGATTTCCAAAGCCGTTACCCCAGTCTATCCAATAGTACCCTGGGTTTCCTGCTGAAGAAGGGCCTATTTCTCCGGGTTTTGCTAATCCTCCGGATTGAAGGAATGAAATTGCACCTAATATCGAATACTGAGGGTCTAATGCTTGAAATGAAGCCATTATGTTAGAGTCAAAAGAAAAATCTCTAGGTATCTTTACAAAAAATCTACCTTGATATTCAGGTTTAGTTTCTTCTTTGTCTTCAAAAACGTTAATATTAAAAATACTTCCAATAGCCACATTAGTCAAAAATTCTCCATCAGAGCCTAAACCTCTGTCTATAGTGAGTTCGTAAAGAGTAGTCGAGCCTGTAGGCTGGCTAACTACTCTAAGCAGCTGTACTTCATAGACTTCAGAAGTAAAATTGCCTAAAGCAAATGTTATTTTATTACCATTAAATTTAGGACCAAAATCGGGATCAACCGAAGGCGATGGCCCTATAAAAGCAAATCCTAATGCTCCTGTGCTTATAGAAGCTTGATTTGTTACTCCCGCAGAAGAGACTGCCGAATCTACGGTTTTTATAAAATCAGGTGCCTCATCAGATATAGATAAAACTCTGTACCTTGATAATGAAGTTACTGCTTCATTGTTATCGTGTTGTTTTTTTGTTATTAAGTACGACTCTTCTGATATTTTATTTCTTTCCGAAGAAGGAAAAGACAGCCATACGTTACCATCTTCAGCATCGTAATATCTGTCTAATGCTAAATTATAGTATTCGTTAGATGTTTCTTTTAAAAATATCTTATAGTGTGTTGCAAAGCTAGGTGGAGTATTTGTTGGCTGAGCTATAAGCCTATTAAATGAACTAGAAGAAGCAATGCTTAATTGTGCTCCTGCTTCTTTATTAGTAAATACAGGAGTTTCTCTCCCATACTTGTCTAAATATACCACACCTGCTTGGTATGTTCTCATAGATTTTACAGAAAATACAGGGGAACCAACATCTTCTATTTCGTATTGATTAGATATAGAACTTAGAGTTAAAGTAGTAGTTGGAACATTGTAATTTTGCAAATAATTAGCATATACTATTCTATTGCCTATTATTTCTTGAGCTTGAGCTTTTCTAGGCACGTTATCCCAGGGCCGTAATATTTGATTGCCCTCTACTAAAGCTCCTATTAATTCAGTCTCAACTTCAAATTCAGTTATAAGGCTTCCAGATGTATCGTATGATTCATCTTTAACTAGAGTATCTACGACGTATACTGCGGAGCTATTAGATTCTTTGTAAAGAATATCTACTTCTTCTACGTCAACATGGCCCCAGTTTATATCTTTTAGTACAAGGCTACGGATAGTATTTATCATACCTATATTATAACCCTCACTGGATTCATAACTAAATTCCCCCCCTAAAAAGGCTACCTCTGAAAAAGGCGAAAACGTAGAATATTCGTTATCAATAAATTTCCATCTGTAAGCAAATCGAGGGAATATGTCTTTAAACATAGCGTCTTCTTCTTCCAACAAAGCTTCCCACGGTAGTTCAGTAATGTCCCCGTTGCCATCTATAAATGTTCCTATATCAGACGATATAGCTTGAATTTCAGCTTTCCAGTTTAAGCCATTAGCATTTAGATCTTCGACTAATCTTAAAGATACACTATATTCCTGATCTGTAAAGTCAAAGTCGTTGGAGTCAAAAGTTAAGATAATCGTATCTCCAAGCAACCATGTATTAGGCTGTAATCCTGTTGAAGCAAAGTTTAATAATAAATAACCATCCCATCCTTCTATGCTAGTGTCCTCATAATAATCAGAATCTCCAGTTATATTGGTCTGCCAATCATGCCTTGTAGGTAGCGATTCTCTAATTGCAGGAACAGTGTCATCAGGTGCATAAGTAAAATTTATTCTACCGTTAGCAGGATTAGTGGTTGGATTATACACGCCATAAGGCACGGGACTTGCTCCAGTGCCAGGCTTATTGCCTCGAGAACTAGCTGACATATCTAATGTAAGCGCTGTAAGAGGGGACTTTTTAATAACCGTTACATCAGCTTCATTAAAATTAGGTCTACCTGTTAAATTAGCACTATAGGTTTGACTTGTGCTGTCGTAGGCTGGTATTTTAGTGTGTGTTACAAAGTTTACAGATCCTCTTTTAAACTTATCAATATTTATTGTTTTTGGTTCAGAATTGTTATCTGTCCAAAACAATAGATTGTCAATAATATTTATGCCTGTAATTAAGTTCTGTGTAGAAAAGTTTAGAACGTTATTGGTGTCAACTATGACTGGTTTTATTTGACCACCTACAAAGTTGTATTCAGCAATACAATCGGCTTCCGTAGAAGTTATAAACCAATAAATTTTGTCTGTTTTATCATCAACAAAAGATCCTATACATTTTGGATTAGTTAAAGAATCTATATAGTTATTGTTCCATTGAGGTTTACCTCTTAATTGCAAATTGCCCTCTACATTTTGTAAAGAACCCATGTTGCCATTGTCTGAGTTTGCTAAATCTAAATTTAATGCATCTCGATATTCGCCATTTGGAACAAGTCTTTCGTCAAGATCCGTGTTCATTCTTCCTGATTGGAAAACATGTACAAACTCACCCATATATTAGTGTTTTATAATTTTAGATTTGTTACGCATAACTTGCGTAATCTCTTCTATTTTAATATTTGATAATCTTAATTTAGCGTTTCTTCGAGTAGCTGCCAGTTCTCTCTTGTATCTAGCAACTAAATATTCCGGCGTATTAGCTCTTGTAGATAATACCGCATAAGCTATATACTTGTATATTGCTTCTTCAGCAAATTTATGGACAACCATTTCTTCGTCAGTAGCTAACCCATCAGATATATACTTTAACGTAACTATTTGACCTACAAAACTAGAATCAAAATATATTATGCCAGCTACTTGGTCTATATAAAATACTCCATTTGATTGAGCTTGTTCAGGAGAAAGGCCATAGCGTCTACCCCATCCTCCTTGGTTTAATCTATCGCCTAGAGCTTCTTTGTCGTTGTTGCCTACATTGTTTTGTGATTGAAATCTTTTTCTGGTTTCAGATTCTTCCGCAGTTAATATTTCTTGAGTCTGCTGATCAAATAAATATTCAAAATCTGAATCTTGAAGTATAGGCAAGGGGTTAGAGGATTTACTAGTGGGATATATAATCCGTTCTATACCTTTAGAATCAACCCAAACTAGTTTTACATAGTTTACGTAGTCTTTAGGTAAAACGAAGTTTAAAGTGGGTCCTATCTCAATTTCTTGGGCTTTTATAGAAGGTAAGGTGTCGAAGCTAAACTCTTGTATCCCTCTTTGAGCGTGAAAAGCTACTTCGGTTCTTTTTACTTTAGATATATTCTTTTCTAACCCCACGTAAGAAATCATAAAGTTATTTATAATATCTCCTATAGAAGTAAATTGATAGCTTCCATAATCTTCGTCAAAGCTATTCCATACTCCGTCTGGACCTAAATAATATTGTTCGTCGGTTTGTGTTATTAAGCCCATATATTATGATTTTTGTTGTTGTATTGTTTCTTGATCTTCTTTGTCAAATATTTGATATAACCCTAGATCTTTTATTAATATGCCACATAACTCTAATATTTTTATAACTAGCTCAGTTTCTTCAGAAACATCTAGTTCAAAATTAACGCTGTTTGCAGGATCGTACAAAGGCTCATTAAATAACGTTTTGTGAGCCCATATTACAGTGGCTGGTTTTTTAACATATTGTGCACTTACTCCGGAAGTCAGGGTAGCAGAACCTTTTGCTTCGATAAGATTAGTCCCTGCGGTTTTATATATAGGTCTAGCGTTGGTTGGTTTAGTTAAAGGAGATTGGTTTATGTATATCCATTCTTTAGGAGTAATTCTTTCTACTTCTATATTATTATATAAAATAGCCCCTAGTTTATACATGCTTGAAGGCAAAGTGAATTTACCAGCTGAAGCGACCAGGACTGCAGATGTTTCAAATATAGCTAGTTTTTTTTCTAAAAGATCTACCATATCTGAATATTCGGTTTCGTTTCCTGGTATTCTACCGAATTGGTTAATGTCATAAAAATATTGTTCAAACAAATCCAATTGTGCTTGGTTTGCGAACAAATTAAATTCTTGAGGCGTAACATACCCTCGTTGTTCTTTGTTAAGTACCGCTAGTACTCTTTGATAAACAGTATTTATATTTACGCTCATTTTTCTTTTTTTATTATTATAATAGTTAGGCCACCGTTAAGCAGCCTAGCTACTATAAAAGTGACTTAATAAAGTCTTTTTAATATTGCTTTATACACTTCCATTCCTTCGTCAGTCTTAAAGAATGCAGCTAAAGCACTATATGGGTGTTCGTCAAAAGGTACAGTCATTAATTTTCTGTTTCCTTCTCCATAAGTGAACGTTCTTTGATCAGAGGATAAATTTATTATTCTAGCCTCTACAGCTTTGATGCCTACATTACGTAGTTGCACGTTGTCGTCATTAGCTAATTCTATAAATAATGCAGGTTGCCTTTTGGCAAATATCATTAGATCTCTTTTTAATTCACTAGATGATAAATCATTAACTGCACTACCGTATTCAGCTCTTAATATTCCTTCAGCTGTGTCAATTTCCATATCCTTAGCTAAAGTTAACGCATCAAGTTCTAACTCGATCCAGTCTAGTTCATTTACAGAAACCTCTACGGGGTCAAACTCGTAATATATTTTATCTTTTAGCGGGTGATACAAAGAAAGTAATTTTTGCAAAGCTACATCTTCTTTTTTTACTTTAATCATGCCATCTCTCATTGCTATTCTGCCTAATGTAGCAGGTCCTTTTTGCTCGTCTACAAAGGGGGACTTCTGATTAGTAGCGTAGCGCAATTCTCTTTGAAATCCTTTTTCTGGATCAAACCATAATAATGGCTTTCTTTGAGAATGCTTAGATGGTAATGTATATAAAAGTGGAGACTTGCCTGTCTTTAGAACATAAGTTCTGTCTCTATATTCCCATGTTGGTTTAGCAGGTTTAGTAGGTTTAATTGCTACTGGTTCCGCTTTTTCTATTTGTACTGGTGCCTCATCAGTGATAGGCTCTTGTGGTGTAGCTTTCTTAGCTACGGGCTTTTTCTTGTTTGCCATGATATAATATGATTAAATAATTTTATAAAAGTAATAATTACCCCCGTTGATGTAACAGGGGTAAAAATTACATTAATTTACTATGCTGCAGTATTCTTCAATAATATGAAGTTGTTTGCCGCTTGTACACATAAACATCTTTCTGATAAGAAGTGAACGTTCATTGCATCCTCGTCGCTTGTGTAGTTTCCTCCTACAGATCCCGTGATCCAAGACTTCATTTTTCTGTCATCTGCTTCAGAAGATCTGTAACGGATGTGTAAGAAAGGTCTTGAAATGTTTTTACCTAACATTTGATCGTAAACTGTTGAAGTTCCAGCAGGAACAACCACACCTTCGATATCCCCAACTAGTCCTCTAGTTGTAGCATCGTTTAAGTATTTCCAATCTGTCTTGTAAAAATCGTAAGATCCTCTACGGAATCCACTGAATCCTAAGTTAAGTGCCATGTCTTCCGAATTTTCGAATACACCATAAGATGTTCCTCCGGTTCCGTAAGAATTTTGAGCAGCTAACATATTATCAATACCCAAAGAAGTTGAACGATCTAAGAATAACATATTTTCTTCGATAGCCCCTTGCTTATCAAGCTCTCCTAAGATAGCGTCAAAATCGCTTAATCCTAAGTCTCCTCCAGTTCCAAAATCCGCGTCTGTGTAAACAAGACCTCTGTTCTCAAGAGCTGCAAAAAGTCCGTCAGAACCTGTAATTTGAGTTCCTCCTCCTAATCCAGCAGCTGGCGTAATTGCGTTAGCAGCTTTTTCAGCTTCAATCATAGACATTTCTAAGTGATCTTCAAAACGTATACGAGATTCGTGCTCAGACTTCAAGTACCACAAGTATCCAGAAGTTCCAGCTTCAGTAGTTACTTCCACCCATCCAATCTGTGCTGTATCAGATCCGCTTACTGCGTATTTGTTACGTAAAATGATTGGCTTGTTACTAAATTGTTCGAAAGCGGCATCAACAGAAGTTCCTGCGTTTGATGTACCTTTTGCATATTCAGAACCGTATACGAATACTTTCACGTTTCCAGAACCAGTAACCGTAAGGTTTCCTGCGTATCCTGCAACAGTTAAAGTAGCTACCCCGTTTCCTGCAGTTGCTACAGCTCTAACGTATGCTTTTTCAACTAATAATCCATCAGCTTTGGCTACAACTATAGTGTCTCCAGGTCCGATTAAGTTTTTACTTTTTCCTCCTACAGCTGGGATTGTAATTGAAGTTGCTGATGCTATAGTTGCATCATCATAAGCAATGTGTAAACGCCCTTGCTCAGACCATACTACTTGGTCAGATGCCATAGGCATTTCTGCTCCTACCATACGTAAGAATCCAGAGATCGTACGGTTTCCGTAACGTTCTACTTCTTTCTCATATACTTCTGGTAAGAATTGTTGTGTAAAATCCATGTCCCCAAGGGCCAGGTAGTTGTCGTTAAACAACGTTTGTGTTGGTCTAGGAGTTAAGTGCGCTAAAGCCGCTGCACTCCCAGTAAATGATCCATTTGCCATTATTTGTAAAGTTTAGTAATTATTATTTTCTTTTTTTAATTCTAAGCTTCGTAGTTGATCCATTATTCCCTGGTACAGATCTAACTTTCCACCCATTAGGTGGCTTAACATCCTCATGAGTTCCTCTAGGATTCATATCAATGTTTTTAGCTTTTTCCATACTTGTTTTCATCGCGTCCGCTTTACCTTGTTGGTAAAAGTGATTAGCAATAGCGTCAGGGTTCATGGCAGTGAATAAAGATTTATGATAACCCCTAGCGTCTGCCATTTCATTTTTATCGTTTAAGAACTTCTTAACGAAATTTGAAATGTCGCCTTGCTTGGATTTAACACCTTCTATATCATTAACATTATACCTAAATTTTTTTTCTCCAACTTCGAAATCAAAACCTTTGAATTCATTGGAAAATAGTTTTTCAGTTTTCTCGTTAAATATAGATGACTGTCTATCTCTATCTTCTGTCATCTTCTCGCTATCTTGGTTATAACGATTGAAAAATTCAACCGCCTTTTTTTGCTCTGGGTTTAACCGTGACCCAGCTTTTATTTCTTCGTAATATTTGCCTTTTAAACTTTCTAGGTGATTTTTAGCTTTTGCTAATTCTTCTTTCCTAGCTAATTTTTTTCTGCGTATATCTCTATCCTCGTCCATTTCCTCGTCAAAACTAAATTTGTCTTCCATAACAAATCCTATTTCTTCAGAGTCTAAGTGAGGCTTAGTATTTTCGTAGTACTCCCTAAGCAACTGATCCTCGTTTAAAGATGAATAATCGGTGCTTAGATTAACGTAATCTTTCAAGCTCCCCCCTGTATCATTCATAAAGTCTACAACTTTTTGAATATTTTCAGGTAGTTCAATACCAGGTTCCTGTTTTTCAATCGCCTCAACTACTTGCTTTTCAATTTCTTCAGCTTGCTCAACAACCTCTTCTTCTGTTATTTCTTGCAAGACCGGAGTTTCTGTTGTTTCAAGTTGTTCTTTTGGAACATCTTCTGGCTCTGGTTGTTTCTCCTCTTGTTCTACAACCTCAGCGTCTGCTTTGTTTAATTGTCCTAGGTCTACTTTAATTAAACCACTATCTTCTCGAGTGATAGGGGAAATTTCTTGAGGTTGAGTTTCTTCAGTGTTCTCTACCTCGGTTTTTAATTCTTCTTCCATGATAAAATATTATATAATTATTACTACTATTATTACCTAGGATCGCCAGATCCTAAGTTGAAATTACCGTTAAGTACATCGTTTCCTGATGATTCAAAGTTTTTAGGCATAGTGTCATTTTGTCTTTGGTTTATCAGCTCACTTTGTTGAGTTGCTTGTATTTTAGTTCTTTCGTCTTTTCTGTTTTCTCTTTCTGCTAGCTCTGACTTTTTACCCTGCACCTCTATACCTTTTAGTTGCATGTTCATTTGGAACTCAAGACTCATTAATTCTTTTTTAGCTTTAACTTCAGCTCGCATTTTTTCAGCATCAATCTGAGCTTTCATTTGCTCCAGTTGCATTTTTTGTTGTGTTAAAGCCTGCTGCTTTTGTATTTCAGCTTGAGCAGCGACTTGTTGAGCTTGAGCGTTAGCTTCAGACTGCGCTTGAATGTTTCGTTCTTGCATTTGCTGGTCTCTTTCTTGTTTCTCAACCCTTCTTATTTTTAAAAGCTGGTTAGCTAAGTTTATGTTTTTTATCTCTCTTATGTCTATAGCATCCGTAAGATCTATAAGCCCTGTCTGTAAAGCTGTTTGTATATTGTTTTCTAAAACCGCTTTTTCTTCTTCGTCAGGTTGTAATTCTATAAATATACCAAAATCGTATAAATATAAATCACTCATTTCTTCTAATACAGCCACGTTTTGATTTCCTATCTTATGTATAAATGCTTCCTTAGTAGGTGAATATTCGAGTATATCAGATATACGCAATGATAGATTTTCACATAAATCTTTCACTAAGAATAAAGTAGCGTCTAATATATGCCTTGTAGCTGTATTGGAATTAGCTGCTGCTAATTTCTGTACTCCTACTAAAGCTCTAGCGTCCGGTGTACTGCCGTCTCTAGCTTCATTTAATCCCGTCACATCTCTAATCATTTGCATATAATAATTATATGTAGATATTAAAGATTGTAATTTAGCTCCACCAGATCCAGACTGTAATTCTTGAATAGGCACTTTACCAGGATTCATATCTCCTTCTTGTGTAAATGATCTACCTATTACAGAACCTGTTTGGAAAAACATATTTAATGCTTCTTGCGGGTTGTAATTTGTTCCATTGCCTAAATCTACTTCAGCTAGTCCATCGGCATCTAGATAAACACCATCTGGTACCATTCTAGATAATACCTGTTGTAGTTTTAAATGAGTAAGCTGAATCATATCAGCAAAACCTGTTATACGAGAAACAATACTTTCTATACGCCCCTTGTACATTCT